GGTTAAAGACCGTGAATGTCGTGGCGTTCCACCGCTTGGAAGACAGGATAAAGGAGCAGGACAGAGTGCTTATGACGCTCGTCTCAAAGGACGAGGATTGCAATCTGTGGAGAATCAAATACGAGCAGCTGAATAAGGAGCTGATGTGCGAACTCCGAGACCCGAACGGGACAATCTGGGAACACGCAAAGTCGTTGCAGGATAAACTGGACGAGGCGAAAGAACTGGAAATGGAGCTTCGGCAGACTTGGCACGAAGATTCGGAGGAGTTGAAGGCCAGAATCAAAGAGTTGGAGGCTGAAAATGCGAAGTTTCCAGAGATTGTTGACAGGAACTTTCGAGCACCAAACTTAGGAGAAGCGAGATGACTGAAGAAATGAGCATGGCTCTTTGCGGAATAATGATTCTTCAGGTGATTACGATTATTGTTATTGCTCTAATCTTTGCTTTAGATAAATAACTTGTTGGCGGTGTCCTGATAAATAACTTGGAACGGAGGGGAGATGAACGGCAAGGGTGACCGGTACCGTCCGGTAGATCAGAAAGTCTGGGATAGAAACTACGCTAGGATCTATGGAGTCAGGAAGCGTCCGTCCTGGTGTTCAAGCCGTTCCGACGGGAAAAGATTACGCTTTACCGATAAAGTGAAAAAGAATATGCTTGAAGCATGAGATCAACGAAAGATTATTTTCAATGACCGCGCCGGCCGTCGCAAAGAAAAGCGATCGCCGGTTTAATTTTTTTGTCGAGAGACGGGCCGCGGGACGGGAATGGCGAGATTTTCTTTTTTACCACGATATTGAAATGCGGTCGCTTATGTATCAGGCGGGAATGAAAGTTTGTAAGCCGAGGCCGTTGATTGATTGGGATGAAGTGGAGTTCATCGATGTTATGTCCGGGATTTTATGAAGATGATCCGGAAGAGGACATTGACGAGTTCGACGAAGAAACGTACGCGGACGAGGACGAAGTAGAAACGGACGACGACGAACTGGAGGAATAATCCATGCGTGGAACGGTCGCGAAGCGTTTAAGGAAAGTCGGAAAGAGCCTATGGGATATGACCAGGTACACCCGGAACGTGTCTTATAGGTCAATTGTGAAGGGATTAAAACGGGAATATCTCTCAAAATAGTCAAAATCAAGGTTTCCGCAAATGTCCGATGTGAAAAGAGTTGTAAAAAAAGAACGGAAAAGCAACGAGGCTCGGTGCCATGACGTGCATCGTCAATATTTAAACATCATTCTTGGCCTTGTTGCGAAGAAAGGTGTCGCTAGACTTGCGAAGTCTACCGAAGAATCTAACGTTAAGCTCTGGAAAGAGTACAAAGAGATCGTTGGTCATGCGAGAGATTGCGAATTGAAACGTATTCAGCAAAGCGTTAAGACCGAAGGACAGATCACGGTAAACATGATGCCGCTTATCGAGATCAACGGGAAGCCTTTGGAGTTCAATGTCGGAATCGTTTAAAGTTCCTCCGCTTTTAAATATCCCCAAGAAGTTGCTGCCCATCATCGAGCGTTTCAATGACTTCCGTTTCTTCCTTCTTGAGGGTGGGAGATCCTCCGGTAAGTCTCAGAGCGTTGCAAGGATCCTGTCGTATATCGCTGACACAAGAACAGTCCGTATCGTATGCGGACGCGAGATCCAGAAGAACATCGACGAGTCGGTTTACGCGATATTCAAGGATCTGATAGGCGAGCACAGCTTAAACTTTGAGGTGTTGAGTAACGAGATCAGGCATCGAAAGACTGCTTCATCATTGAATTTTAGAGGATTCCGTGAGCAAGGTCTCACGAACATTAAGGGGTTGGAAGGCGTCGATATCCTTTGGGTTGACGAGGCTCAGGCGATTTCAAAGCCGACGCTTGATACGATTATCCCGACGATACGGAAAGAGAACGCAAAGATTTTCTGGACCATGAATCGCTACGTTGAGGACGATCCGGTTTACCAGAACATGAATGGGCGAAAGGACTGTCTCCATATCAAAATTGATTACCACGAGAACGAGTTTTGTCCGCTTGCCATGATTTCAGAGGCGAGTAAATGCAGGGAGAAAAGCCTATCGGATTATGATTACATTTGGCTTGGGAACCCGCTCAAGAAAGGCGACGATTATCTTTTCGCGGCCGAGAACGTAAAGAACGCTATGGCCTTAAACCTCGAGATTGGACCGAAACGGCACAGGATAATGGCCGTTGATATTGCGAGGTTTGGCGGTGACGAGATCGTTTACATGGTACTTGAGAGCCGAGGTCCGGTGATGTGGGAAGTTCTGTTTATGGAGACGTTTAAAAACAAAGCTCTGAACGAGACGACCGGAAAGATCATTGATATGATCCGCGAGTTTAATCTCGATGCTGTCGTGACGGACGATACCGGGATGGGCGGCGGCGTTACTGATTTTCTTTCAGAGACGAAAATGAACGTGTTTCCATTCAACGGAGCGGACGCGACAGAGCATCAGAACCTTTGGAACCGGAGAGCGGAGGGGTATTACCGTCTCGCGGATTATATTCAAAAGGGATGGCTCAAGATACCGAAAGACCAAGACCTTTACGATCAGTTGCTTTCGATACGCTACAAATACAAGGGAGACGGCAAGAAAATCATCATGTCGAAAGATGATATGCGAAAGGACGGATTGAAGTCACCGGACCGCGCCGACGCGCTTATGATGGCTTTATACTTTGCGGATCACGCTATTGAAGATAAACAGCTTCCCGGATACAGCCTGACAAATCACGACATGGATTATCAAGACCTTCCACGGTGGTCGACATGATTCTTGAAGGCGAGAGCGTAAAGCTCGTTCCGTTTTCCGAGCCGTGGAACATGGAATATCTCTTTCAGTTGATGGCGCAGTATAAGTACGAGAAAGACCTGTTACCTCGAGCGAAGTACGAGGAAGCGGTAAGAAACGGAAAGCATTTTTGGTTGGTCTATTCCTCTGAGGGAGTTTTGGGCGGTGTGATTTATCTCTGCTATCACAAGGACGCGGACCGGTGGTCGCTCGATGGCTACCGCGACGATATTCTCGCTCGTTCCATTCGCGATCAAAGGACATGGAGCCTTGAGGCCGGGGAATTAGTGTGTAATTATTTCTTTTCTTGTAGGGTTTGTGATATTCTTTTTGTAGGGTTAGACGCCAGAAACAAATTAGAGGTCCGACTCGTTGAAAGCCTAGGGTTCAAAGAAGTGGAACGCAAAGAGTATTTTTCTAATGAATTTATTTTGATGGAAAAGCGGAGAGAATAATGGCCGGTTTGTTCCAAGCGATATTCGGAGGCGGGAAAAAAGACAAAGCTCCAGCGCAGTTACCGGCTCCCGCAGCTCCAAATCCAGTTGATTCTCTCGCCGCCGCGCAGAAAGCGGCCGCGGATCAAAGACGCGCCGCGATTGCTTCAGGTGGAACGACCGCGACAGCCGGTGGCTCCGGTGTTGGGATGCCTGGAAAAACAGACACAGCGCAGAAAAATCTAGTAGGGCAGTAACAATATTTTTTTGTCTTGAAAGTTTAGTTTAGCATTAAACGACAACAGGTGAGGCGATAATGGCCGCAGACGTAAAGCAAGCCCTCATGATGGAGGGGCAGTTACGGAATCAGGCTTCCAACTGGCTAGGGCAGTATCAAGACGTTGCAGACTTCGCGCTTCCTCGCAAGGCATGGATTACCGCTCCGAAGCAACACGGAGAGCGTTTCGATTTTAATTTCCTATACGACTCCACAGCGATCCGAGCGGTCAAGGTCATGTGCGCCGGATTTCACTTCAACATGACGAATCCCATGACCAAGTTCTTCGGATATCAATGCGTCGGTCCTGACGCGAAGATGCTTAACGAGAACAGAGATATACAGCAATACTGGTACGACTGTACCGAGGTTGTTCTGGATATGATTCGCGCTTCAAACTTCGATACGTCGATGCAAGAGTTTTATATCGATCACGGAGTTTTCGGGATGGGCGATATCTGCCGGCTCCCTGATTTTAAAAAGGGTGTTAGGTTCGACACGATACCGGTTGAGCAAATCATGATCGAGGAAGATGCTTACGGACGAGTATGCGGAGTGTATCGCACGTTCCCTCTCTCCGCTATTCAGGCGTACATGATGTGGGGTGCGAAGGCGGGGAAGAACGTCATTGATAAGGTGCTTGAGGACAAGCCTTTTGACGAGTTCGATTTCATGTGGTCGGTAAGACCACGGGAGCGCAGGGACTTCTCGAAGATTGACAACCAAAATATGCCGTTCGAGAGTCTTTGGATCGAGAAGAAAGGGAAGCATCTCATTGAGGAATCGGGCTTCAAAGACCTTCGGCATCATGTCGGCAGGTTCTGGAAAGAGGCTTGCGATCCTCGGGGAACCTCTCCCGCGATGGACGTCTTAGCGGATATTCGCCTAAAGAACGCCATGAAACGGACGAGCCTACGCTCTGCCATGAAGAACGCGGATAGCCCCGTCATAATGCCAAATAGGGGCTTTGTCATGCCTCTCAACCAGAATCCCGCCGGGATCAGTTACCGCGATTCAAAGACTCCTGTGGGGCAGATTGAGGCATGGCCGACTAACCGTGGCAATTATCAGATCACGGAGCAGGAGATTCAAGAGACGAAACAAGCGATCGAAGAAGGATTCTATGTCCCGCTGTTCCGCGCTCTCTCAGCTATTGATAAGCAAATGAGCGTTCCGGAGGTTCAGCGTCGGGTGCTCGAGAACATGATTCTTCTCGGGCCGGTGGTTGGCCGGCATCAACACGAAGTGCTAGACCCTATGTTTATCGGACTGTATAGGGACGCCGAGGAATTGAAACTTCTTCCAAAACTGCCAGACATCCTTCGCGGGCGTGAGTTTGGAATAACGTATCTCTCACCTCTTGCGAAAGCGCAACGATCGGCCGAGGTCGGGGATATCATGAATTTCTTTAACATGACCATGCAGGTCGCCGGCGGTGATCCGAACGTGATGGACAACATCGAGCGCGACAAGATGCTCAAAGGTATCGGGCATTTGATGGGGATAGAGCCGCAATATCTTGCCGAGGAACAGAAGATTAAAGAACTAAGAGGGAAGCGTCAGGAGCTTATGGCTATGCAGATGAAGCTCGAGGGAGGCCAGAAAGCCGCGGACATTCAGGAGACGGACGCTAAAGGAAAACTCCATGAAGCAAAAGCAGGAGCGGAAAAGAAATGATCGGACCGCTCTTGAGGGTAGTCGAGAAAGAGGCGGCAAGCCTCCCTCTGCTTTACCGTATCGTGCTGTCTCACATCTTCGCGCCGAATAAGAATCTCGAGGTCGTTGAAACCTCTGAGATATTGGGCGTCTCAAAGACGAAGGTGTATACCCCGCTTGAGCGCGATCATCTCATGGAATTGAGTTTTGATGCGTGGGGAAACAAAACCACGGCAGACAGGGAGCGTAACGAAGCGGCAGGGTTTCAGGACGACGCGCACGATTGGGAATGGGATATGTGCCGTGGCCTTGCCAAGATGCTGATTGATAACGAGAAAGGGCTTCTTGATAAAACCAAGTGGCTTATCAAAGAGCATGGCCTTGATTACCGGAAGATTTACAGACTGAAAGAGGCATACACGGCCGAAGGAATTGCGAAGGCCGAAGCTATTTACGCGGATTATTTCAAGAAGAATCAGGCACAAGAAACTGGAGGCTTGTGATGGAGTTAAAAATAAGGTTGGAAGCGGGATTGAGCGCGTTGGGATATCCCGCGCTTTTTCTTGTCGCAGAGGGCAACGGAAAAATACTCAAGGAGCCATACGATGGGGCGGTGTGTATGGACGTTCTCTTTGAACATTTTAAGGACTCCGCGCAACCTGACAGCGGCTACCGTCCGATCATGCCGGCAGAGCCCGCAAAACGTACTTTTGAAGGACCATTTGCAGGGCAACCGTCAGTTGTTATGGCAGAGGGTATCCAAGAGCGCGACGTAGTGAAGTGCGTGAACCTTAGTCGAAGGGATGATGGCCTCGTCCTGACCGTCGGCAAGGAATACACGGTCATTAAGAAAATTCGAATGAAAGATCCCGAGGCCGGTCCTGGGGAAAGAAAGTTCATTACCATTCTCGAGGTTCTTGACGTCGATCATGGCAGGATTCAGGTCTACGAGAGCGATATGGAGTTTGTAAGACACAACGAACCGGCGCAGGCTCCGAAGTATGACAAGTACGAGGAAACGAGGGTTTGCGACAAGTGCCGTCAGAATTACTCGGTATGGAAACCAAAGACCGGAGGTGAGTATCAGGGAGAATGTCCTTGTGCTAATGAGGTTGCGTCCGGAGCGTTGATACCATGAAGAATCAAGTTCTTCAATCACGGCTCAAACAGATGGTCGGCTACGGATCAGAGAGTTGTCCGGAGCTCGAGCGAGCGTATTTCGATACGTTCAATTCAGCGAGTGGTCAGCTTGTCTTGGAGGATCTAAAGAATCGGGGGTGTATATTCGCGCCGGCTCCCGATGCTCACGCAGAAGGCTCTAGGCGGTTAGTGCTTCACATCGTAACTATGATGCAACCAGAACCAGAGGAAACCGTAGTCCCGTAAAACGGACACGCTACGCCCTCAAGGAGAATCAAAATGGGTATGCTCGAGGATTTAAAGGCGATCGACACGGAGGAAGCGGCAGAGAGTTTCATGCAGACGAATTGGCAACATGCGTTGCCGAAGGAAGCTCGGGAGAACCCGAACGTCTCGAAGTACAAGACTTCGGATGATTTCGTTAAGGGGCATTTGAGCGCGGTCGAGCGGGTAGGAAAGTCCATCATCATCCCTGACGAGAAAGCGACACCGGAGGAACGAAAAGCGTTCAAGATGAAACTCGGAGTCCCGGAGACAGCCGACGGGTACACGCTCAAGGCTCCTGAGAAGCTCCACGCAGGAGCGCAAGCCACTCCTGAGATCGAGAAAGCATTTAAGGCGTATGTCCATAAGCACGACCTGACGAAAGCCCAGGCCGAAGGAATGTACCCTGAGTTTCTTCTCATGGCGTCTCAAAACATCGAACGGATGGAGGCCGCACAGAAGGAGAAGTCAGTCGCCGCGCAGACCGAACTGAAAGGGAAGTGGGGGAATGACTACGACAATAACGTGGCTCTCGCAACGAAAGCGGCAGAGACGTTCTTCGGAACGGAGCTCGGAAAAACATTCATCGACAAACCGGAGTTCATCGAAAAACTACATCACCTCGGAAAAGCGATATCTGAGGACATGGTGAAATTGATACAGGGAAGCGTACCGTCGGGAGATCAGACGGTTGTTGCGGCCGCGCAGAAAGAGCTTTCCGCTATGGAATCCGAATATCTCACGGGCAAAGGTGCGTGGGCGAACGAGGAAGATCCGAAGCACGAGGAAGCCTTGCTCAAAGTGACTGATCTGCGTCGGAAAGTTCTTGGTCTTCAATGACCGCGCAGGAAGCAAGACTCGAGGTTTTAAGGATTATGTTTCCGCACCAAAGCATGAGAGGTGCGGAGCCGGATCAGGTAATACCGAAAGTGGACAAGGTAGTGAGCTATGTGATGCAGGGACCTTCTGACCAGGCGAGTAAGACACCCGCGAAAGCGACCTGAAAGCTGTAGGAAAGAAGTCTGTAGATCGTAGTTTTGTTGGACAGTTGGGATACCGTGGCGACGCGCCCCATGTAACGCAGTAAACCGGCCCTTTAGGACACCCGGACATTTCAAAACCTAAAAGGAGATTACTCACATGGGCGCACCAGATGTATTAGCCAAAAAGACTTACAGCGACAACATTACGTTGCTCGCGCAGCAAATGACTTCGACCCTTCGGCCGACCGTCATGATCGACAGCAATTTCAAGGGTCTCGCCAAGTTCGTCGACCAGTACGGAGCCGCGGATGATATGATCGAGTTATCCGGTCGTTATCAGGATACACCCGTTCAGTCCGGAGACCACCAGAGGCGTATGCTTACCCCGCGCTATTTCGTGGGTAACACGCTCGAGGACCCGACGGATGCTCTCGCCATGATTAAAGATCCCAAGGGAGCGTACCTCCAAGCCAAGAAAGCCGCTGCCGAACGCAAGATTGATGATCTTATCATCGGTGCGTTGGGTGGAACCGCGTACAAAGGCGTCGGCGGGGCTACCCCCGTTACGTTTCCCGCAACTCAGCTTCTCGCGGGCGTCGCGAACACAGGAATGACCAAGGGCTATTGCATTTCTGCCATGCGGAACTTAAACCATAATCAGGTCGAAAAGTCCGACAGGTTTATGGCTCATACCTCAGCGCAGTTGCAAGATCTCCTTCTCACCACGGACGTCACGAGCTCGGATTTCAACATAGTGAAGCCGTTGTACGAAGGCGAGCTCAAGACTTGGCTCGGTTTTAATTGGGTCCCTTGCGAGCGTTTGACGCAGGACGCCACGGCCGCGTACCGCGAATGTTTCGCGTACCAGAAGAAAGGCGTTGTTCTTGGCATCCAGAAGGAGATCGAGAGCCGTTTGGATGAACGGAAAGACAAGAACTATGCTTGGCAGATTTATCTCAAGATGTGCATGAACGCAACCCGCCTTGAGGAAGTGCGCGTCGTCAAGATTCAATGTGTGGAGTTGGCCGCTTAGTTCTCGGCTGATTCTTTAACCGTTTACCCTTGAAGGAGGGAATGTACCATGACTACACCAGTAAATGTTGTTGGGGCAAACCGGACGCTGATTCTGGCGGGCGGGATTCAGACGGTAGCGCGTGGCGTGTGGGATGGCCGCGTGAAGGTTCAGGTTGACACTTATGCGTTGACGGCGACGTTCGATATCGGCTCCACGCTCAAGCTGTTCAGCCTTCCTGCCGGTGCAACAATCCTCGGCTTTGAGTTGTCGGTGACGGCCGCTCAAAGTTCGTTGACGTTCAAGCTCGGAAACGGTGATACCTCTGACCTGTTCGCGGTCGCGGGTAACACGGGCCTTCAAACTGCCCTGACTCCGCTCAAGATCACTGGCGCGGGTTACGTTGTGGGAACCGGAACCCTTGATACCTACGCTCTTTTGACGAGCGCGGGTGCCGCGGGAACGACCGGAACCCTGACCGCGTATGTGTTCTACACTGTCGATTAGTGAATCTCGGGGAGTGGGTCGGCGTAGATCCTCCAGGTCTACCCGATCCATGAACCGCAAAAAGGAGAAATGCCATGAAGAAGTTTTTAGTGTTTGTTTTGGTGTTGTGCCTTCTTGCGCCCTCGGCGTTCGCGTCGGTCGGGTTCAAGAAAGCAGGGGGAGCGCAGAATCAGGTAGCGGATATTGATTGCTACCCGACGACCGCTTGCTCGGTAACGGCAGGCGTTGGAAAGATTGACGGGCGTATCGCGGCTGTCACGAGCGGAACGATTGCGGGTGCTACGATCAATAGCTCCGTGATTGGTGGTTCTACTCCAGCGGCTGGTTCTTTCACGACCGTTAATGCTTCTGGTCTTACTACAACGGCAGGGGTTAGCACATCGGACAATTTAACGTCCACGGTCGCGGCAAAGGGTCTCGTTTTGAAGCAAGGTGCTAATGGCCTTGTTGGTACGTTTACAGCGAACGGGACTACACCTGTTTCAGTTGCGACAACTGCTATTGCCGTTTCTGATGCGATCATCATCTCGCTCAATACGGTCGGTGGTACAGTCGGTGTTCAACCTCATGTCGCCACGATCACGGCGGCAACGGGATTTACCGTAGTTTGTACGGCGAGTGATACGTCCGTTTACAACTACGCGATTATAAAAAACGCGGCATAAAGATGTGGGGTTAGAATGAATTGCCTTTACTGCGGTAAAGAATTAAAAGGTAGGAAGGAAAAACGGTACTGCTCGCGTTACCACAAGCAAGCGGCGAGAAAGGATAGGCGAGGAAAATCTCCAACTCAGTTCATCTACAGAGAGATTATTTTTTCGTTCTTTCCAAGTCGCTCTTGTAACGACTGTGGGTCTACGGTGAATCTCAACTTTCACCACAAGATCCCTCAAGCGTTTGGTGGTAAACACGAAATAAGCAATATCGTTATCCTTTGCGACCATTGCCATTCTTTGTTGCATTTAAAGGATTCATTCTAACCTCAATTCTTTTTAGGGGGTCTCGATGGACAAGACAGGTTTGGCGAATCTCGCGATACGAAAGATTGGAGCGAACAGGATTTCTTCTTTCGACGACGGGTCGAATGAAGCAGATCTGATGAAAGACGTCTACGACGCGATCCGCGACGAAGTGCTCGAGGCGTTCCCGTGGAGCTTTGCTGAAACCACGGTCCCCGTTCAGACTCTTGCGCTTGTTCCTTACTCCGATGTGGAGAACCTCACTATTGCTTACGCTCTCCCGAATGATTTTATAAGACCGGTCGCTGTCTCGAATGTTGGGGCTACGTTCAAGTTCGAGAGTTTCAAGAACTCGGACAACACCATGACGAAGATGCTTTTATCTGACATGGCAAACCTTCAACTGAAATATGTGTTCCGGAATGATGATCCGTCGAGTTATTCCCCGTCGTTTGTGACCGCGCTCGCGACTCGGCTCGGAGCGGAGATTGGATTCAATATCGCCCAGGCCGCAAAGAAAGCGCAGATGCTTCTCGAGGAATACGAGACCATGAGATTACCGGACGCGAAGTCAAGAGACTCCGGAGGGACACCGGAAGAACCCGCGCAAAGCGAATGGGAAGTGGCGAGGACCATCGGCAAGGGAAGTATGCTCGACGTTGGCAAAATCTGGATACCGATTAACTGGTGATTATGGACAAATGTAACCGGTGCGGACAATGTTGTATCGTGTTTGCGAAAGTCGCTAACCTCAATGGCGAGAACGTCGATATCTATACGACCTGCGATCATTTGAAGGCTGAACACGCGGGTCGTTGCGGTCGTCGTACCTTCTGCAATATTTACCCGTACCGGATTGGAGCAGAGATTACAAAGGGCGTGAATTGTATTCACAGAGAGGAATCAAAGTTCGATTACCCGAACTGCCCGTACAATTCAGGAAAACCTCTCCATCCCGCGTTTGACCCTACCAAGAGGTTCACATGCCAAAAGTCTTAACGCCTCATTGTAATTTCAATGCCGGCGAATGGTCTCCCCTCGCTAAAGGTCGTTTCGACCTCGTTCAAAACCCGAACGCTCTCGCTTGCGCGGAGAATTTCCTTCTCCATCAGATCGGCGGGGCTATGTTCGCGCCTGGAACGGTGTATGCCGGCTCCATCAAATACCCGACGAAGAAAACAAAGATCATGAAATTCTCGTTTTCCTCGACGCAGAATTACATTGTCGAGGTCGGATATCATTACTTCCGCTTTTGGGCGAATAACGGGCAGGTGCTAAATGGCGGCAACCCAGTCGAGATTGTGACGCCTTACGCGTCGGCCGATGTATTTCAACTCCACAGAGCGCAGGACGAGGACACGATGTATATAACCTCCCCGCTCAATACCTACAAGCCGTACAAGCTCGTGAGACTCGCGGCAAACTCCTTTTCCATGACTCCGGTGACGTTTATCCGCGGTCCGTTCCTTGACGACAATATTACGAAGATAACGATAGGGGCATCGGCAACAACTGGAAACGTGACTTTAACAGCAACCGTTCCTGCGTGGGGTGCTGGCGTCGCCTATGTCCCTGGTCCGGATATGCCCGATTATGTGACGAATGGAGGGAGTTCGTATAAATGTCTCGTCGCGAATGTCGGAGGTACGTTTTCCACAGACCTAGCCGCAGGGTATTGGGAGCTCGTTGCCACAGTCGAAGTATTCAAAGCCGGCCATGTTGGAAGTCTTTGGAAGATTAACGACGGCGTTGTCCAGATTCTCACCGTGACAAATGGGCTCGTTTGCACAGCAGCGGTTCAGTCGGAACCGGAGGGTGTTGCGGGAAACATTGGCGGGACAGCGGTATGGGCTGAGGCCGCGTTCTCGGACGTAAGGGGATGGCCGGCGACCGCGCAATTCCACGAGCAACGGCTTTATTATGCGAATACGACATGGCAACCGAAAAGCGGGTGGGGCTCGGTCATTAACGGTCCGGACAATTTCAAGGTAGAGGCAAACGCGGATTCGGCGTCGGTGGATTTTACCGTATCCGATGTTCAGGGAAATGCTATCAGATGGATGGCGTCCTGCCCGTCGAGTCTACAAGCGGGGACGAGCGGTGGGACGTTCACAATTCAATCCGGTACTGCCGGGGCAACGATTTCTGCTAAGAACATCAATGTCAGTTGTGATACGAATTATCCTACCGCCGCCATACAACCCGAGAAGATTTCCTCGTATCTGTATTACCTCCAAGCGAATCTCTTTCAGCTTCGCGAGCTCTATTACGATTATCTGAAGAATCGGCAACTAGCCGCGGATATGTGCATCTTTGCGGATCATATTCTTAGGGACGGAGGTGGGGCGGTTGAGATGGCGCATCAGCAGAGCCCGAATGACAGGATATGGGTTTTGCGAGCGGACGGGCAAATAGCGGTATTGGTGAGGAATGCCGAGCAACAGGTCATGGGATGGTCGAGACTCACGGCAGGAGCATCGAGCGGCGGGGAAGGACTCTTTGAGTCTTTGGCAATTCTCCAAGTGGACGGAGCGGATGACCAGATATGGGTGGTTGTGAATAGGACGATTAACGGGAGTGTGTGTCGGTACGTCGAGTACTTCTCGGCAGAGACGTTCGTGAATCAATGGGAGCCTATTCGTTTATCGTGCGCGCTTGCTTTAAATGTTCCTGTAACGATATCGGGCTATACGAAAGCGAATCCAGTGGTAGTAACAGCTTCGTCTCACGGGTTCTCGAACGGAGATCAGGTGAAGATTGATCTAGTGAACTGCGTCGGCGTCGGACCGAATGGATATCCTAAAGTCGTTCCTTCCGCGCTGAATGGGAATATCTACGTCGTGGCCGGAGTGACGACTCATACCTTCCAGTTAAAAGACGAGCTCGGAAACACTATCGACGGGACAGCGTTCGTGACTTATGCAAGCGGTGGCAAGGTGTGGAAGATGGTCTCGACCATCTCAGGGTTCAATCATTTGATCGGGGAGACGATATCCGTTCAGACCGATGGAGCGATACCGGCCGCGCAGCAGCGGTTCTTGGTGGACGGGACTGGAGCGATTACCCTTCCGAACAAGGCCGCGCAGATCATCGGAGGACTTCCGTACCGTGGGAAACTTCAGCTTTTGAGGATTACGGAGGGCGGGCAGGGCGTCATGCGTCGAATTTATCAGGCGTATATGCGCGTTGATAAGACTCTTGGCTTGAAGATTGGGAAGAAAGACGACCCGAAGTTTTTGAAACCAATGGTGCTCCAGACTTCGAAGAAACCAACGCTCGGGCATCCCGTTCCTCTTTACACGGGTGATATTCCTATGCCGATTGACGGAGGGTGGGCTACGGACGATGAAATTGTAATCGTTCAGGATCAGCCGCTTCCGGCAATGTTGCTCTGCGTACTTTTGAAAAGTGAAACCGAAAGCAAAGATTGAGGAATAAACTATGGGCTCAACAGGAGCATCTTTAGACTCTATGGGTGGACCGATGCAAAGTTCAACTCTCGGAAATGCCGCGGGTGGAGGCGCGAGCATGGCCGCCATGGGAGGAATCATTGGCGGAGTCATGTCAGCATGGGGGGATTACACCCAGGGCGTTCAGCAGAAGAAAGCCTATGAGTTCAATGCAGATCTAGCGCTTCAAAGAGCGCAGGAGACTAGAGCGGCCGAGGCGTTGCATCAGACGCAGATGGAACGGCAGAAACAGCACGACGTAGGTATGCTTCCCGCAGAGTACGCAGGGCGCGGAGTAAAGGCAAATACCGGGTCTC